CAACCCAAGTGTTTGGTGTAACTTCACCCAATGTCATCATTTGGATGTGTACTTGATGCTCAGGGTTTGGGTTCAGGTATGACTGATGCTCTGGATGTAGGCACCATCTAGTGACCAGGCCGGTGGTTGGATGGCCTAGTTTTTGAGCCATGTCGGCGTATGTGAGGTCTTTGGCTATTCGCCATGCTTCAAGTTTGTTCATCTTCCAGCTCCATCATGAGTGCGAGGTACGCGATGGCATCGATGATGCTATCTTTGTGGTGTGATTTTGCGAGGCGTGCAAGCTTCAGTTCGACCATGATTTGCGCTGCCTGCTGTTTGGTGATTGGAGCTTTGACGATTTGGCTGATGCGCTGTGCGAAGCGCTCGAAGTTAGTGTGCGGCGATCCATAGGATTCTTGCCTTGGGCCATTGATGAGGATTGACGCCTGCTCTAGCGCGGCTTGCGCTTTAGAAAGGTACTTCATTTTCCAGCTCCTTATTTCTGATTTCTATAACTTCTGCACCTGGGAATGCAGCTTTGGCTGCATCTATCATTTCTTTGGAGAGGCTGCATCTGTACATTGTGAGGGCCAAGACCATCTCGCGCTCGGTGATCAGCTCCAATTTTGGATACGCCTCCTGCGCCCTCTGCCAAGCCCTAGAATCGCGCATCAAGCCGAAGCTACCCCCATCTGCCTCAACGACCCACACCTGCGCTGTGGGCGGCTCTCCGTGAGTCTGCGAGGCAATCTGATCCATAGCCTGCATCCCTCTAATGCAGACCGATGCTCTGATGCTCACCTCATCTGAATCTTGTGCGTCGATGGCTGCGTTAAGCTTGGCCATTGCTGACCCATACTTTGCCGCGACATCTGTTGGCACCAGCTCGACGAGCCGATCGATGCCCCATTTGTGATCCATGTCACGGGCGATCTTATCAAACGGTGCGAGTGCGTAGTCACATTTGATTTGGGTTGCTGATGCGCCTGGATGAATGATCCGATCCGATTTTCTCTCACGCCTTGGCTTCTGCGGCCTTCTGTATGTCACGATGTCTCTCCTCTGGACTTCCTCACCTCACCACCTCACTCACCTTCCTCACCTCCTCACCTTCCTCACCCCTATATAGGGGGGGTGAGGAGGTAAGGTTCAGGTGGTATTCTTCCTCACCTTTCCTCACCTTTTCCTCACCTAAAAACAACAGGTGAGGATGCATATTTGTCACGCTTTCCCGTCTCACAAACCTACCTCATCGCGATTGATCCATGTGCCTACGACCACTACTGAGATTTCTCGTCCTTGCCGGGGGTCTGTTATCTTATCGACCCGCAGCACGTCCGTCTTGATCCACTGCTTGATGATCAGCGCCACGCGGCCCTTGCCTGCCTTCTCTGTGGTGTCGATGCCGAGCATTTCGCCAACCAGATGCCCGACCCACGCCTTGGCTTGACTGCTTTCTCTGAGCGCATCTGTCTCGGCTGCCTTTCCAATGGCACGCTGGCACTTCATTGCGGCCTCTGCTGTCACGCCTTCGAATGCGTCGGGCAGCGTGACCGGCACAACGACTGCGATATACTCGCCGTTGGCGATCTGCACGCCGATGGTTTGCATGTATGTGGCCTTGTCTGAGGGCGCTGCGAGGTTGGCCTTGGCATCGTCTATGCGAAACAGGCCTTTGGCTGCATCGCCTTCGAGGCCGAGCTTTTCGGCGGCTTCTTCGCTGACCTTGTTGAGTACTCGTGCTGCTCGGGCTGCGCCGATGAGGGCGTTGGCGCCGCGCACGCTGTCCACTGTTGCATCATCTCCGTTGCCTTTGCGGATGTGGTGGACTGGGTGGACGGATGCGCCTGTCTCTCTGGCCAGCCTGCGCAGCATGGCGACCACCACTTGCACGGCCATGTTGCTGTTCTCATTGACCATGTGAGCCGAGATCAAAGGGTCTATCAGGATGACCCCTATGCCCAAGGCCTTGACTTTGTTGATCATGTAGTTCAGCAGCGCCTCGTTCTCTGTCACGCCGTCTCTTGTTTCGGCGGCCAGGGTGATGCGGATGTCATCTTCCCCGTCGAGGAAAAGCCAGCCTGCAAGATCCTGGTGCGCGATGTTGTAGTGCTGCATGACAGCTGCCAGGCGCAGGAGGCTTTCGCTGCGCGGGTCTTCGAGGTTGACCATCCAAACCTTTGTGCGCTCGTGAACGTCTTGATTAAGCAGCTTACGGCCTGTGGCTATGGCAACGGCTTCGACCATTGTAAGACTGGTTTTTCCGATGCCGCCGGCTGATGCTGTAAGGCTGACGTATCCTCTGATGTATGTTCGACCATAGATCCACTGTCTGCGCGGCAGGGTGAGCGGGTTGAACTCTTCGATTGGGGTTGGCCAAGTTGCCTGGTCGGCCTGTGTCGCTGGTGCGGGCGCGTCAAAGCTTTGGGCTGGCACTTGCTCGGCCATCTTTTGATGGACGGGATCGGGCTGCGGTGTCCAACCCTTGGCTCTGGCACCGTCGATCGCCTGTTGGACCTCTGCGCGAGTATCTTCGGTCGTGTAGCCTGCGAGTGTTAGGCGATCGGTGAGGGCGTGGATCTCGCTGTCTGCCAAACCGCGTGAGACGTATGAGGCAACCAGCCTGATGATGTTGGCGTGCCAGTTGTTGCCTTGCAGGATGTCGGCCTCTGCCAAAGCGCGGTCCATAGCTTGCTGGCCCAGGTCAATCTGGATGCCAGCGGGTGCGTCTGTTGATGCTGTGCTGGTGCGTTGCTGTGCGGGCGGGAATGCCCGCATCATACGCTCAAACGGAACAGGGTCTCTGTCGGTTGAGAACTCTGTGCGGAGGGTTGTCAGCTCGGGTTGATAGCCTCTCTTCCTCTTGTCGTCATTGGGCCAGGAAACTGTACCGGCGACTCGCATGATGCGAGATGGGTTGATCACGGCTGGATCTGTGCCGAGGCTGGCCGCAATGCTGGCCTGCACGTTGCGCCATGCGTCGAGGTTGTAGCACGGTTCCTCAAGGCGCCAGTACGCGTGGCCTCGCACATATGGTGTCGTGCCAGTTTTGACGCTCATTGTAAACTGCGGGCCGGCTAGTGCCATGACGTTGCGCATGGAGTTGTCGCTGTCGGCATCTGCAAAACAAAAGAGGGCGGCCATAATGTCTGTGTCTTTGGCGGCTTTGCCTGCTGCAATCTGCGCAATTGGGCTGATCGGGTTGATGCACATGTAGACGTTCTGGTTGGCAGCGTTCATGGATTGCGCGTGCTGCACGGCAGCCTTGATGTCGATGTGCTTAAATCGGGCGGCGCTGACCTGTCTGGTGGCTGAGATGCAGCGCAACTCTATCTGAGCTAGACCAAATTTATCCCATTCTTGAGTGATGTAGCGAATGAAACTTTCGATTTGTTCAGGCTGTGCTTGCAGTAACTTGTCTTGCATTGTATTGTCCCCGTAGGCTCTCTGGCCTGTTTGAAACTCTCCCTGGCGTAATAACTTGCCCCCAGCGTGTCTGCGCTGGGGGCTTTTTCTTTTAGAATTCCATGTCGTCAGACATGGGGGCAGTAGTTGGTGGTGCCGGCGGCTTTGGCGTAGGTGCCGGGTCCATCGCAATGCCACCTGCTGCGCCTTCTTTCATGCAATCGGGACGCGGCACCCACTTGATAACCTCAAGCACGGGGCTGATGGTAGAACCGCGTTTAAACTGCATGGCCTTGGTGTTGGCCAGGCGCACGAGGGGGAGCATGCCCAGCGCCGGCTGCTGCTGCAGGCTCGGCGCCAGATCTGTCAGGGCTTGCCATGCGGCTGTGCCTGCCTGCTCCCAGGTTGCTGTTTCACCACCGCCGATCGCCACGTTGATGCTGAACCCCTTCTTCCAGTCTTCGCCGGGGGTTGGCAGCATCTGCGCTGGGCTTGGGTTCCACTTCCACTCGGGTGCCACGCCGGAGATTCCATCAGATTTCTGCCAGCCCGTCTTCATCTTTTCGATGTCAAGGACCATGCCTTTTGTGGCGTCATATGCGGCTTTGCCGTCGCTGCCGCGAATGTAAAAGGACTTCGCGCCAATGGCTCCGTCCTGAGTTCCGCGTGCGGACCATTGCAAAAATGGACCGTTGGCGCCGTTGCCGCCTGTGTCTAGTGCAAACATGAGTAATGCCTTTCTTGTCGGGCGCATGTGCGCCAGGGAATGCCTGCTGCCGGCAGGCTCGGATCACGGCATTAGATGCCGTAGAATTCTTTGCGGAGGTCTTCGTTGCCGGACCAGTAAAAAGATGACGGGTTGACCGGCACGATGGCCTTGGCTTCGTCTTTGTCAAGGCGCGCTAAGAATGCCTCCATGCGGAAAATTTGGGCCTTTGCTTTAATCAGCAACTCGGTCGGGTCGCCGTCCTCTAACAGCGAAGTTTTCTTCTCGCTGACGTACAGGAACTTGACAGCCATGTTGCCGTTGGCCTTGGCGTAGATGGCGCGTTGGAGCTGATGTTCCGGCGACATCTGCGACGGGATGCGGCCAGTGGTTTTGAGATCGATCACTAGGCCGTGATCTGGGTAGACCAGATCCAGGTAGCCAATCACCGGGATGGTCCAGCCATCGCCCTTGGCGGTAATCTCAACCTTGTTCTGGTGGTGGTCACCTTCCTCAACATCTGGGAAGTACGGCTTGCCGTACTTTTCCAGCTCAGCCACGGCAAGTTCTGTCATGGGTTTGATCCGATCGCGCTCACGAGTGGTGGCCTCGTCGCCGATTCGAAACATGCTGTCAAATTTTTCGACAGCCTGATCGATTGCTTGAGTGATGGGGTTTCCCAAAAGAGTGGCGGCCACTGCGTCTTCGGTGCAGATGCCACGCCATGCGGCTGGTCCCATTGGTGTGCGCTTGCCGTGCAGATACTGCATCACCCAAACATCTGGCGCATTGGACCACAAGTTTATACTTGATGCAGACAGGTGGTCGATATTGTGCCTCGTGAAGCCGTCAGAGTGCGTCATGTGCCATTCTTTCTCTTGCTAGGTAACAGAAATCTTCGAAACTTACGTCAGCCTTCACGTTCTCCAGCATCAGCACGCAGCGGATGGGCTGGCGATCGTATTTGTAAATCAAAACGGGAAGCTGGGCCGCGCGGTTGGCTGCAGCGCAGGCTTGCTGCCACCAGGTGATTGACCCACCGATCGGGCCGGCATTGTAGCGCTTGAGTTCCAGCAGGTACGGCCATGCCGGATCGTCGGTGATCAGATCACCGTATTCGGCTTGCTGATACTGCCGCAGATCCCGTGCGAACTTGATGCCCAGCTCTTGATACAGGAGCTGGGAAACCTCACGCTCAAAGTTGGCGCCTTTGCTTCTGCTGTCAACCATTTTGCATGGCCTTGTTTACGTATGCGGTAAGCTTGACCAGGGTCGTTTCCCTGGCTTCCTGCCGGCCAGAAAGCAAGCGCCACAGCGTTGTGTGCGCTATGCCAGATTGCCTGGCAATTTCGGGCAATGGCCGATCGGCGAGCATCAATCTGATTTCCTTGATTGTGTAGACCATTGCAGCTACCCCGTTGCGATTTCGCAAGACTATGCAGAAACCGGCGGGCAAAGGCAAGTTAAAAAAAATTCGCATTCGCAATTTTACCCTGTTGACAGGTGTTGCGGCATGTCCTATGTCTATTGCGTAGGCGCAATAAGGAGGGAATGAGATGAAATACTGGAAGGTTATCTACAACATGGCGGGCTTTCAGTTCGAAGAGATCTTCGACGACTACCAAGACGCCAAGTATTTTGCTGAGGATCGCGCCCAGGTCGGGTTCCAATACATCATTGTTCAAGCTTAAGGAGAGATGAGAATGCAGTTCATGGAGTTCAACTTGATTGAGGTTTCTAAGATCCACTATGCCAACGGCTACGACAAGGATGCCAAGGCGCAGGAAGCTTTCAATCGTGTGTGCAACGAGTTGGGCGCGGCAGCCTGGGCCGACGCTTTCAGCGCTCCGAGCTTTGATGACTATGCCGATGCGGTCGATGCGATCGATGACGAACCCTTTGTCAACTATGACGCAGAATGGGACCCAAACAACGTGGCAAGCCGCCACCATTATTAAGGAGAGACAAGATGAAACAGATGAGCGAAGCGGCGATCGTTGCCAAAGAGATCCGTGCAATTTTGAAAGTGCATGGCGTCAAGGGTAGCGTCCGTTCCAATAACTACAACGGCGGCAATTCGGTTTGGGTTTACTTCGACGAACAGATTGCTAGCGAAATGTATGCCAAGATTTTCGCAGCGGCAGATAGGTTTCGCGGCGGATCGTTTAACAGCATGGAGGATATTTACGAATACCGGGACATGAACGGACCCAACGTGTCTTACATCTTTTTCAATAACCAAGGTGGCTATTTGATGGGGTATCCCAAGGCGGAGGCGGCGTGATGAAATACGAAGAACAGATCTGGCACGAAGCAGGCATTGCCCAGGGCGTTGAATACAAGCGGGCTGAGTTCGACAGCTTTGAGGAGTTGGAACATTTCTTCTTGCAGAACTTGTGGGGCAAGAAGGGCATCAGGTCCAAAGTGATCGGGAAAGTGCTTATCTGGAGCGACAGTTGACAGACTGCCGACCTGGTGTATAGTTATTGCGCGAACGACATATTAGAAACAAGGAGACAACAATATGAAAATTACCGAATTAAAGATTGCCCCTAAAGTGCCTTGGGAAGTGGTCGGGCGTAACAACCCACTGGTTTGCACTGTCAAACTGTCCAGCACGGACGTTGTGGTGCAGACTGTGCTGCATGAAGACCAGATCGAACAGATCCTGATGCTTGTGCAAGGCATAGTAGCAGAGGCAGCGCAGCGCAATGTTGCGGCGTTTGTCTCGCAGGTATTGGCAATTGAAGGCGAGGGCAACTGACATGCGTATCCGTGACATCATCGGCGACATGATCTGCGTTCTAGGCCTCTTCGCCCTACTCTACGCTGGCCTTATGTTTGGCTATGCAATGGGGGGGTGAATATGACCATCGAAGAATGCCGCGCCTACATCGCCCGCAAGAAAAATCAGATCGCAGATCTTGAGCGGCTCTACGGAACCGGGGTAGGGTCTGCCGCCATAGGAGAGGAAATCGCCATCCTCTCGTTTTACATTCGTGACGCCGAAGATCAACTGAAAGAAATGGAATCCAACAATGCCCAGTAAAATCATCATCACCAATATCCTGCCAACTGGAACAGCATTCGCCCTGTTGGCTGATAATATGGAGTCTGTGTTTGTGAGCGCATCGGTCAGCAATTTTGCGGGCCTTCAAGTGGGCGAGACCGTGGACGCCGAGATCGTTCCGAACCGTCAGCAGCCAGACCGAACCCCGTGGCAAGCCACCAAAATCATGCGCGATGCCGCCCAGCCTGTTGCAGGACTGGAGCAGCGCGTGACTAACGAGTTGTGGGTTGAAGAGGCGACCGCTCAGGAGCTTTCAGAGGCGCTGGGCGCTGACCTGACCGCCGTACAAGTCACGCTAGACCGCATGATGTCGCAAGGCAAAGTCAGGGCATACTCGGTCTACGCGATTCTCTTGGAGGGCACGCATGACTAACGCAATACAGAATGCAGCAGAAGACGTTACGCTGCGCGCAACGCTGCTGCGCATCAAGCGCAAAGCCGACATTATGGTAATGGATGCACCGCGCGGCACGTTAGCAGAACAAAACGCCATCGAGTTTCAGTTGCTCGCTGGCATCGCCCTGCGCTGTATCGAGAAGAAAACAGAATGAGACTAAAAAATCTTACAGAACTGGCCGACCTACTGCGTGGATTGGATAACAACAGCCCCCGCCGCAAGACGGGCTTTGACATGAACAAATCCGCATACTGCATCGGCGGGTGGGTGCAATACCTCAACAGGAACACGCGCGACCTTGAACTGGATCGCGCGGTCGCAACCATCTGCCCCCCAGACATGTCCAGTCATGAAATCTATAACCTGTGTTACCCCAGAGGCATTGGTAATCCAGCGTGGAAAGCCACGCCGCAGCAGGCAGCCAAGGCGGTTGAAATCCTGCGAGACACGGGCAAGTGTGATTGGGAGGAGGTAATGAAATGAGACGAAATGTATATACCAATGTTGCCCCGTTTGGCCTCTGCACCCCCAATGAGCAAGCAGAGTTCCGCACCATGCGTGACGCAGGCTACAATATTATCGTGTATGAGGTTGACGGCGAGTGGGTTGACGCAAACGCCCGAAGCTTTTGGCTTTCCAAGGTCTACCGAGTGAAACGAAAGGAAACAAAATGACACAAGACAGCCACAATGAAAAGCGCCGCAAGCACCTAGCGATGATGGACGATAAACAAAAAATACCAGAACTAATTGCTGATTTAGACACCAGCACAACGCTGACGATTGAGGAGGCAATTAAAAAACTGCGCGGTATGGACGGAAATCATGACGGGCTTGGTGGTGTTAATTTTTTTGGAGAGACAGCATACCTGCTGGAGGGGCTGTATCTAACTGGCCTTGCGGCATACGCCCGCGAGGCAGAAACGCAGGCGCGGCACGACAAAAAAATTGATGACCTAGAGGCCAAGCTGGCAAAAATCAAAGGAGAGACAAAATGAGTATCCCGACTTGGACTATACTTGCCCTATCGCTGGGCGGGCCATTCGAAGGCGAGCCGCCGGGCGCCGCGCTGATGTTCCCGTCTTACGCAGAATGCAGCGCGCAGATCAACACGCTGCGCACTGTGTTTGAAGCGCAAGGGCTGGACGTTATAGGGGTGCATTGCATAGGGACGAGCGCGCCGAGCGTGTCGCCGTTCCCGAAAGCGAGGCCGAAATGACCGCATATTACAACGAATTTGACCCAAAGGCCGCTGCGTGGCTGCGCGAACTGATCAAGCAAGGGCACATCGCTGATGGTGTCGTAGATGAACGGAGCATAGAAGATGTCACCCCAAACGACCTCAAAGGATTTACCCAGTGCCATTTCTTCGCAGGGATTGGCGTCTGGTCTTACGCCCTGCGCCGCGCAGGATGGGCTGATGACAGACCCGTCTGGACAGGATCTTGTCCCTGCCAACCTTTCAGCGCGGCAGGCAAAGGCACTGGGTTTGCTGACGAGCGGCACCTCTGGCCAGCCTTCCACCACCTCATCAGCCAGTGCCGCCCTGACACTGTCCTTGGTGAGCAAGTTGCAAGCAAAGACGGCCTCAACTGGCTCGACCTTGTATGCGCTGACTTGGAAGCAGCGAATTACGCCGCAGGGGCGGTCGATCTCTGCGCTGCGGGCGTCGGCGCGCCGCATATCCGACAGCGCCTCTGGTGGGTTGGGACACGGTTGGCCGACGCCATGCGCATCGGACAATCGGGACAGGGGATCATGGGACGACCCAGCAATCCAGAGACGGAAGGAGATTGGCAAGAGCATAGAGTTGTCAATGCTGGTGGGTGTCGCGTGCTGGGGAACGCCCCAAGCGCGGGATTGGAAGGGGCCGCAGGGGCGGGCCTACAAGGGGCTGTCGAACGACCTTCCCATGCAGGCGATCATGGCGGGATGGCCGACGCCGCAGGTCGCGGACAGTTGGACGCCCTCAACGGAAGCCAGCGAGGACAGGGAGTGGAGCAAATCAAACTTGCGAGGGGCAGCATCAACGTTCAATTACAAAGGCCCAGCCCGACTAACGGCTTCTGGGGATCTGCTGATTGGCTCTTCTGCCGGGATGGAAAGTGGAGGCCAGTTGAACCCGGCACATTCCCGCTGGCTCATGGGGCTCCCTCCCGCGTGGGACGACTGCGCGGTTACGGCAATGCAATCAATGCCGAGGCGGCTCAAGCATTCATCGAAAGCGTAAAATGAGAGTGAGCAAGCAGAAGATGCCCGCTGGCGGATCTGCCAGCGATAAGCCTAGTATGTATGCCATCAGAGACGCGATCACCGCGCCGCGCAAGCAGATCGAGGTTCCGGTGATGTCCACGCATACAATGGAGCGGCGCGTCGCGATCGTCACAGTGCCGCGCGCGCCTTGGGAGGTGGAAAATGGATGATGGCTTTAAGGTTATTCTTGCGGTAGAGCTGCCAGCTATGGTGTGCCTCTAGGTCGGTCATTCTTTATTCCTTGAGCTAATTGCAGCCGCCTTCTTCTTGGCGTCTGCCTTGCTACTGGCGCCCCAGGCCATCAGGGATTTGAGCAGCCTGGTCGGCTCGCCGTCCGTGTCCCGCTCCGGCCCAGCCATGTTTCCCATACGCGCCAGGAAACTTGCGCGGCGCGGGTTGTCGCCAGACTTGACCGGAGCCTTTAGATCCGAGCCTGGGTTCTCGCGCTCATAAGAGCGACGCCCCTTTTCGTTTAGGCCGCCGCTTTCTGATTTGCCTTCCTTGCGCTGCCAAGCTGCAGACTTAGGCATTCTTCTTCTCCTTGAATGGCCCAGCCTTGCGGGTCATCAGAGAGTAAGTTTTCTTGTTGATCGTGCTGTCGTCTTTGTCACGAGACGTACCAGCTGCCTTGCGTGCGTTCATGTTGGCATATAGTCCAGGCTTCTTATTCATGGTCATCACTCCAAAATTTTAATTAACGTCATCGTACTCATAGCGAAACTTTTATGCGGCTAATCTCGCCCCGCTGTTTGTGAAACGTAATGGCCTGCATCTGCGACTGCGCCCCATACGCACTGGAGGCGGCGTGCGCATCGCGCGGTGTCACAGCCCGCAATTGCTCAACCTGGACACCGCCGATGTCCTGCATTTTGGCATGGTGCAGGTGTCCCGTAAAGTAGAAACGAAACCGCGTCCGACCCCATACCTCTGGCCACTCGCTCGCCAAGTGCATAACGAGACGCGCCGCTTTTGCCTTGTCGCCGTGGTGCGCGGCCAGCAGACACAAGCCAAATTCCATGATAAAAAAATCGCCCGAGTTTTTCTGCACCTCTATGCGCGGGTTTTCCCTGTACCGTTGGGCCATCCCCACCCGAACCGCAAGGTACGCATCTCGGTCGTGGTTGCCCTTGATTATTGATACCAGAACCGTGGCGTGCTTTGTTGCGGCCAGCTCTATGGCCGCCGTCAGCGCGTCCACGGCGGCCTCTATCGTCTGGTCAATTCGCGTGTCCACGTCTAAGACGTGGCCGCTCTGCGTTGTGTTTGTGTTGTCGTTATGGTGGAGAAAATCCCCGCCCACGAGGATCACACCAAATTTTGATGACGGCGCTGATGCAATGCAGTTTGTGATTCCGCGCACCAACCGCCGTGCGGCGATCTCTGTATTGTACGCCTCGCCCGTCTCGCCCTTATTTGCCCGCATCCCCAAATGCACGTCAAAAATAGGGTACACTGTCAGCAAATCCTCGTCGTGGGCTTGATCCTTCTGGATTTCTGGGATGGCCTTTACCCCGTCCATCGCCTCGCGGACGCGCTCAACCATGTCCTGCGCTAAATCGTCCTTTGGTAGCTTAAAATACAGGGACGCCTTTTCGGTTTTTAGCCACCCCGAATGCAGCAGATCTGCGTCCTGTAGCCCAGCCCCGTCCATCGCATCTGCAATGGCGGGGTCGATGTGCGTTTCCGCCCGTTTGATTATGCGTCTTACCTCGCGCGCATCCATCCCCGTCACGCGCGCGACCTCGTTTTTGTTCCCCAATTTCTGGAACAGATCGTATATCTCGCGCTGGCGCGGTGTCATTTGCAGGCCGCGTCAATCATCATAACGAGCGTTGCGCCAGTGACGACGGAAGCGTCCCCGCCATCCTCGGCCAGCGCAGCGGCGTGTTTTGTCCGCGCAGAGGCTGTGCCGTCGCAGAGCGCGTTATTGTTTACCGCGCTCGCGCAGCCAGTCACGAAGGACAGCAGGGTCATCGCCAATATTTTTTTCAGCATCATCAATTTCCTTTCGGGTTTTGGCGTATGATTTAGCCGTATCAATGGCAGACTGTTGGCGCTGGTCGCGCCGACCGGCCATCCACGCCGCAAACAAAAGAGCAGCGATCCCTGCAAACCACATCGCGGTACGCTTGATCCACCCAAACATCAGCGGTCACCATCGGCCCAGCTAATTAGGCGCTGGCGCATGATCCACAGCGCGGCCAGCACAATTATGCCCGCAAAGGCCAATGCCACGATCTGCGCGTG